CGTTTGTTACCTCTGATTTCGTTTCAGTTTCTTGTACTGGCTCCGCCTTGACCTCTGCCATATTGCGAGCCGCTACCGTAGTAGTTGGGTACGCTGGGTAAGTTACAGGCGACACGTCTAGTAGTCGTGCCATCTTTGTAACCGTGCGCATGGTGCGCGATTCGTTCCACTCCTGATCCTGTATTGTAAACGCGAAAGAGCTTTGCGATATATCGCCGCGCTTAATGAGTTTGTAAAGGTCGCGCCCGTCCTGCGTGTCGGCAAGTGCTGCGCGATACTTTAGGCCGCTCTCGTCAATGCTCAGTTCAAGCGTGCCGTTCTTAGTGCGTGCCATCGGTGCGCCGTCATGGTTCAGCAACAGCCGCACGTCATCTTCCATAACCTCATCGAATGCACCGCGTGCAATCTGTTCTTTGAAATATCCTAGGTCTGTAACCTGTTCAAAGTTTGCTGCATAGCCTTCGATAACTAGAGCGTCATCGCCAGCGGCTCGCACTTCGCTTGTTCTTAGTTCTACGTTCTCGCCGTACTGTTCACGAATTTCTTGCTGGTGCTTTTCTGCATTACGATAAGGCTTTTTTTTGTCCTTGCCGTTTGTAGCTACGTCGTGCGATTCGCAAGCCATGTAACCTGTTTGACCTTCAAACTCGTGCGTGTGGTATCCTTCGCAGCCTTGCCGCTGTGCTTGCTCTAAAGCTTCATCCACAGTGCTAAACACTGGCTCGCCGTCTAGTGTACCGAGGCGCTCACGTTGCTCGGCTACTCCGTCGCTGCTATTCTTTTCTTCTTTCATTGCATTAACTTTTGATTCACTCCAATTTAGCGCAGTGTCACCGCCCCAAAGTAAATAACTAATTGTCCCGCACGCCTCTGTGTCGTCAGGGTTGTAATATGTTCGGGCGCGGCTCAAGAAACTAAACATCCTTTTTACTCGCGCATCGCTTAGGCTTTCTTTGTTTGACAGTATGCGGGCAGTCTCTTTACCAACTGCCGTAGCGCATTTGCCGCCTACCTCTTCGTTCAGACGTAACCCGCGCTTAGCGTTGTTCGTCATTGAGTCAGGGTATTTATCAAACGCCATCGCTGCTAACTTTATCGCTGTACTTCTCTAAACGATCCAAGGCAATCTGATTGACTTGTACCGTATGCGTGTCACCGCCCTGCACTTTGTTCATGTCTTCGGCCGCCCTGGCTTCGTTGATGCTTATGACTCCAGCCTTTACAAGCGTGTCATAGTACTGCGCACGGCTGACGCTATCGCCTCGCAATAGGTCGCTCAAGTCAAATCGTGTGAAGTGTGTTGGCCGTTCGTCAGGCGCTAACAGCTTGCAATTCATTTCCTGCTCTAGCCTGCGCGTCCATGGAACAATCGTATACTTTGCAAACTGGATAGCTTGCTGCTCCGTGTTGCTGTATGTAACGTTTGACTGCACGCCAACCATGGAAGGAGGCACGCCAAAGATTCTGCAAATTTCTTGATTAAGAAAATCGCGCTGCTCTGTTAGGCTAGCGTTCTCAGGATCTACGGCAATACGATTGTAGCTAAAGCCAAAGGGCAAAAGCTTTGTACCTAGCTGGTCACCGCTATTGTTCCAACTGTCTTTGATAATATCAATCTGCTCTTTCTTCAGCGGCTCGTTACTTGACAATATCCCCGTCATGTTTCCGCTGCTACCAAAGAACTCTGCTGCAAAGTCCTGCGCTGCCTTGGCTAGTCCTAACATCTCACGGTGTAACTCAATAGGACTCTGTCCGTATAGGTTGCAAGTAATAAGCATATCAGCATGGAAGTAAATGCCATGGTCTTTAATGTCATATACTAAATCGTTGTCAACCATCTTTTGCTTCACGCTCTTTGGGTTGACTAGGCAAAGCTCATACGGATCGCCATTAGGTAGCCGCTTGATAATTGCATAGGCCTTGCCATATATTAGAACGTTACTGATATACGTTTCCCAAAAGTCAAACGCTGTATAACCTGGCTCAGGTTCTTGGCTGATAAGGTCTTGCGCTACGTGGCCCGTTGCTTTAATCACACCGTCTTCGTTCCGCGTCATTATATCCAAGTGCAGTTGTGCAATGGTTGACGCTATGCGACTGACACAAGCGTAAACGGTAGTCAATCCGAGCGCTGTTTCTGTGTCGATAAATGCGCCGCTCTTTGTTGAGATGCCGCGCAAGTGTGAAGCGAAGGAGGGATAACCTGTGTAAGCTACCTGTACACCGCCGCGTTTAAAAATCCGTTGGAACAAATTTGCCATTGTGCGCTAAGTTACGAAAGGTTGATAATTTCAAAAAAGCCGTCATCTTCGTTTGGTGTTTTCATGTGTTCACCTATTCCCATAATCATTGCAACAATCGGGTCAATCTTACCGCTGCTCTTTTGTTTGTCTGCTTTTATGTTGCCTGCTGGGTCTGTCTTCAGTTCTACGTTGCCCAATGCCCAACGCAGTACTGGGTCACCGTCGTGCCATATCTTTCCTGTGCGTGTCATGACCTCGACCTGTTTTGTTGGGCTGCTCATCGATACAAAACCCTGACCGAATGGCGTAAGGGGCACGCCGTCATCAACTAAGTCAATAGCAATCTGCGTGCTGTTGTATCTGTCAAAAGCAATCTTCTCAACGTTGTATGTCTGCATTAGATTGCTCTCGTCTATGACTTGACCCTCTGGCCTATTCATTACGCCGCTGACTTTGCGCCTTATGCTTGCGTAGTCTGTTACATTGCCGTCAGTTAAATGCACGTTGGGCAAGTCAACAAAGGTGCGATAAATATGCCCAGGGTCACGATCTAACACGGCGTGTACTGTGTCTTCAGGCAACCAGTAATGTCCTCGCACATGGTAGCCGCCTTCGTCAGGGTATACCATAACCAGCGCGGTCATATCTGAAACGCTTGCAAGGTCGAGGCCACCGTAGCAACGCAAGCCTTTTAAATCTGCATCGCGTTTGTTCTCCATCCATACTTTGTCTTGTATCCAAGTCTTTGAAGCGGTCACCCATTTGTTGAGGTGCTTGGTTTTGAATTCTACCTCGCGCGATCCGCCTACATTGATGGCTTGTTGCAATTGGCTATCTAGTAACTGAGGCCGTAACGCTGTGCCCAGTGACGGGTTGGCTTTTATCCATGTGCTGTTGTCTGTCCAGTCATCATCTTCGTCAAGCTCGTAGATGATAGCAAACTGCGCGTCATCGTGTTTGACTTCGTCCAGTATTTCCTTGCACGTCTTTTGCAATTGGTAACATGGCGACTCACGGTTAAAGCCAGCAGTGGTAATTGTGAGGTGCATCGGGTTACGCCTCGCCTGCATCCCTGACCGCAAGACGTTTGCTACTCCGTCTGTTTGGTGTGCGTGGTATTCGTCAATGCCTGCAAAGTGGATATTCAATCCGTCAAGCGTATCGCGGTCTGCGCTTAGGTACGTGCATCGCGCCGAGAGCGTCGGCGCTTTGATGTCGTGCTTTCCTGCTTTGAGATGTTTCCTGAGCGGCGGCGAGACTTGAACCATCCTTTGCGCTTCGTCGAATCCGATTTTGGCCTGGTCTTTCTTAGTCGCTGCAAAATAAACCTCGGCAGCCTTTTCTTGATCAAAGAAAAGAGCAGCGAGCGCACAGCCTGCCATAAGAGTGGTCTTCCCATTTTTGCGAGCAACCGTAATATAAGCATAGTTAAAGCGTCTTGTACCGTCTTCACGAAACCACCCGTAAAGATTCCACAATATAAACTTTTGCCAAGGAAGTGGATTGAACGCTTGACCGTCCCACTCGCCTACCGTGTGACGGATCGCCTTTTGAAAAAAGGTAATGTAAGCCTGTGCGGTCTTTGGTCTAAACTCTAGGCCGCGCTCCTCTGCTGTATCTAAGTCTTTGAGATAACGTTGGCAAGCTTTCAGCGTGTACTTGCTGGCAACTTGCTTGCCCTGTATAACGTCCACTGCATACTGGTGCGCTTCGCCTTCATGCATCTTTGAAAGTTAGCAGCTGCTCCAGTTCGTCGTCCAGTTCTACCTCTACCTCAATGCGCTTGCGTGCTGCTGGTGTCATGCCTAACTCTTTCAGAACAACTAAATACTTTGATCGTGACTCGACTAGCATCTGATGTTCAGGCCTGTGCTTCGTCATCGTGCCGCCTTCTCTGTTCTTAAATTCATACGTATAGCCTTTCTCGTCTATCAATGCCTGCAATTCTGCAACCTCTACCGATAGGCACGCCGCCATTTTTAAGAGGTCTTCGTCAAGCTCACCAATATGCCGAGCGCTACGCAGCGCGGTCTTTATGCGTTGGTAGGCTTCGCTTTGTTTTGCGGTTAGTTTGTCCATGATGCCAAAGTTAGACGCCAAAACGGGATAAAAAAAACGAAACAAATCGC